AACCCAGCAAAAGCTCCTACTCCCCGAGAACCAAATCTCTATTTGTAGGAGGGTCGCTCAGACGCGATAGTAATATTTTAGATTCCTGGTGGACTCTTTCGAGACCCCAGAAATCTGAATGGAACATCGCCAACCTGGAGATTACCGTGTTAGGTATTATTATAATTGATCTAGAATCAATACAGCAAGTACTAAGGGTAAAGCGTGAACTGGAATAATTCCAGCGAACACTATAACCCAAAGAACTAAAACTGTAATAAATTTAAGTTTCATTAATAATTCTATTCACGATATGACACTAGTTATATCACCGGAAACATACCTAAAGAGGGTATGATAACCTTAGATATAACCGGTACCAGTGCTAGACCTCCTTGTATTACCAAAGTCATGGCTCCAGCTGAAAGAAGATACGGATGATTTAATAAAATCATCAGTACCCTTCCAGAAAGAGACCAAGGCTTTGGAGGGACATTGTGTACTAATACGAATTCTTGATCGTATAAGGCGGTGTTAGAGGCTTCAGAAGAAGTTTCTGAAGGCAACTTAGCCGTTAAGGGTTTCACAAGGTCAGGGTCAGCAAAGAACTGGTCAAATTCTCCTTGTGTTGGTGTAGAAGATCCGGAAGAATTAAATTCTTCTTGAGCTTCAGACCACACATCGGAATGATTTGGCACAATACCTTCCACTTCTGGAAGAGTATAGTGTTCAAAATCAAATTTGACATCAGAACTTGCATAACCATGGATCCATATGTGAACATCCTCACTTAGAGTAGCTAAAGAAGAATAGAAAAGATCTACTCCAAAATTAACTAATCTAGATGAAGATTCAGCCCAGCCATATAGCCAAGGATTAGTAATACACAAATCTCCCCATGTCGGCATATGAATGAAGTCAAGACCAAATGGCTCAAGGATTCTAGATCCTAGAGTCATTATTGACCAACCTAAGATGTCCCATAAAGGAGCTACACCATAAGTGTAGAAAACTCCTAATGTTACACCACATAGGTTAGTCAGGTCTGATCCATTGATGTGAAGATACGGTAATGATACTAAATAAATATCATTGAAATGGTAAGCCATACTCTGAAAGAACGTCAATACGTAAAGTATTACCGTTAATTTAGAAATAGTTAACCATTCCATGAAATTAAACTTAGAAACATAAACAGTATCATAAGGGTTTAATACCCTTACGACATCTATTACAGGTGAGAATCCAGCCATTAGGATAGCAGAGCCCGATATGTTTGGGTTACTATAGTAGGTTGCGATACAAAGTATCGTACCAACCATAAGTATTCCGAACGTAAAGGACACAATTAACTCTGTACCGAGAATCCAGAATAAGGTTTTTATACCAAATCTATTTCCAAGGTTCAAAGGTAATTGTAAGACTCTGAGACGTTGATTAATCAACGCTCGAGCTGCTAGCCCTCTGGTTACCTGTCGGGTTGTTAGATACAACCTGGCTAGTAAATTCATATTTAATCTTTTGTTTTGTTAGATCTGAGCCTTTACCTTAGATAGGAGACGAGACCATCTATTCCACATACGTAGAAGTCTTGAAGACTCACGGAATTCCGGAGATTCAGACTCGCTACGAGTGGGGAACATGATGGATCTCGATTGGATTCGGGAAAGATCGTCTTGGGCTCTAAACATAAAATTTATAGCCATAAGAAGATCTCTCGGCATAGGTTTTAATTTCAACCAAGGTTGAATTAAAATTTCCGGAGTATCCCACATGAAACTTTCGTAATGACAGAAAATTGGGTGAAGAGTTTCTAAGTGCGATTTAGCACCTAGACCAACGTGCATTAATTCCTTAATGTACTTGGGAACGACTCCACCAACTATTTCTGCTCTTACTATTCCATCTGCGGTTCTCCAAGGGCCGATACTATCTACGTAACAACCTGCTTCGAAAGCAGCAAGCTCTAACATTAGAGTTTCTGCTCGACGCAGGCGTAGAAGTTCTTCCTTAAGGAGAGATAAAAAGGTTTTCCTTACTTGATTTAACGGGAATGAAACACCGTTAATATCTAAGAATGGTCTATCTAAAGAAAAGATAGCCAACAAAGCTTTACAATCTTTAGGTATAGACATCGCTAATTTTAGCGTGCTTACTAAAGAATTGGGCTTTGTAGGATCAACCTTATATCCATAACCGAGAAACCTGATTAGACCAAGTTCAGTAAGATTAAACCGTTCTTTGAAGTTCAGTGCAAGACTGACACTTCTATGAGCGGATGACTGTTCTTTAAAGGGGATAGGACTTACATCCGTCCCTTCAAATAAAGTCCTCTTTGCAAACTCCAAAGCAGTCCCTTTTGGGGATACTATAGATTTTGAAAGATTAATCTCTAAACCAAGTCTTTTCATGGTTTGTAGGTAAACTCGCGCTACCGTTTTATTCCAAATCACAAAATCATCACCTAATACACCGTATTGGGTGAAGAGTTTGGATTTGGGACAAACTCCCGAGCTCCAAGCAGAGTATTGAACTATGTAATGGTGTGTTATGGCCAGCATAGCCCAAGAGGAAAGGGCTCCCATAGGTTGGCCTACTGCGTACTTTATTGTCTTAGGATAATCCTTTGTGACTTTAAAACCGCAGTTTAGACCAGCTTTGGGAGTTAGCCATTCTCTTGAGACCAATAGATTTTCCCAGGCCAATGCGAAATCAGATCCGAAAACTTCGGATAAGATATCACGTTGAAGCCATATAGGAAGTCTATCAGTAGCTGCGGATAGATCAAAGGAATAGAGTGGAGCCTTTTTCCAGGGAACCCTTGTTAAAGGTTTCAACTGGTTGAAGGTTCCATCCATAGGTAAAGATCTCAACACGGTAAATAAATTATCGTGGAGAGGTCTCAATACCCATTGAGTCCAAGGATCTACCATAGCAAACACTCTTACTTTACCAGCTGCCTCTTCTTTGATAGACAGTTTTCCCAAGTAACAAGACAGTGGTCTTCTTATCGGATAGATTAATTTATCCCATCTGACCTTCACTAACTTGTGGTACAATTGAATTAACCTTTCATTATGGGTTAATTCCATTAGTAATCTGAGACTATCGAGGATACCTTTATTTTCGGGCATGAGAAACACATTAAGTGATCTCAAAACCGAATTAGGGTGAGTATTAAACTCTTCCTCTTTAGAATCTACCTGGGGACCAGATGTTAACATCTGGAATGCTGCCGATTCACGTAAGGTTTCAAGATTATTATGACCTTTCCATAAAAGATATGTGAAAGGTTTTATAAATCTCTTGATTTCTTGTGAATCAGAAGAAGCAGTAGAGGGATCTGTAATGGTTTTTAACTTTAATTCACCTAAAAAGTGAAGATCTCTGAAGATAGAGATCAAAGTTAACCAAAACTTGATCACCCTAAATTCTCCTCGCTTAATCAATTTTCGTTGATAAGCGGGTATGAATCTTGGTAAACCTGACTTCGATCTAGATATTCTCATACCTAGACCGTTAAGACAGGATAGTTTTTGTCCTCCGCACACTTGCTGTATAATAACTGAGGCCACCTTTAGGTATTTTACTACCATGGGTAGGCCCCCATGTTTATACAACAAATTCAACTTCCTTAGGTAAAGGGTACAGAGTCTAACCCAGTTTGGCGTAATTGTTCCACCCAATGCATAGACAGATCTAACGAGATGTCCAAGCATTGGTCGGCCTCCTTTTAAAAAGGCCATGGCACTAATTTGAGAGTAATCGAACCGTGTTTTAGACACGGAAAAACGTAGATTGTGGAAATATTTAATTTTCATAATTTATTGTTTAACGGTTATTCTTTGAAATTAGACTTCGGTTTCCCTTACGGGGCCGCAGCCAGCCTTGATAGGCAGGATACAAAGTACATCCTACGCGGTTAGACTACTAATTGCCTTTCGACCTTAGTAGTTTCCGCTAGTACTTCATGTGATAAATAAACATGGAGATTCAGTGGTCCTGCTCTAGGTCCGCAGTTGCTATCGACCTTCTTCTTACGGAAGGGCACCGAATCTTTAAGTTCACCAGTTAGAGTGTAAGTCTGAGACTACATCACATCACTGGTCTACCTTTAAGAGGCAATTAAGAACTTATGACCTATTAAGTTCTAGTAAGAACACTAAAAGATCATGCGTCGACCCGTTAAGGGAGCATCGACCTCATCTTACCGATTAGTGTATAAAAACCAATCGCCGGGAGGTTCCAGAGGGTTTTACCGTAACATTTCGATTACGTTTTACGACTCGACTCCATGGTCACTCAGCACAAAGTACTAACCATACTATGTGGAACATATTCACGCGATCCAGTGAAAACTGGAATAAGCGATCTTACGCTTGGGACTAGGTTTCGTCCCGATTAAAGCCTTTAAAAGGGC